GGCGGTGCGGTAATCCACTTTCCAGTTCGTGTTCGGCGCGGAAAGGGTTACGGAATCCCACAGCTGGCTCATCGGAGGCAACTGCTTGACAAGCATGACAGGAGTTCCGGCGGTGATGCCACTGATTGGAATGCGGGCGATCGGAATCCATACGGTGCCGGAATTGTTCAGGATACTACCCGACGGTACCGTGGGGTCAGCCGCCGTGCCACTGGTGGCGGTGCCCTTCAGCACCGCGAGCGCGATCGTTTCGATGTTATTCGAGTCTCGCGTGTATTTCACGCAGATCAGGTCGCTGCGGTTCCGTCCTGTGACTCCGCTTTCGATGGTGACGGTTTCCGCCGCGGTGACGCGTGCGTATCGTCCTTCGATCACAAGGTTGAGGACCGGGACGAGCGCCTTGTTTGCTGACTGCATGGTCACGGCGGGGAATTTGCCGTCGCCGCCTTGCAGCAGGTAGTTGCCGTTTCCGACCAGTCCGGCCTGCATGGCTCCTTGGTCGCTGGATGTGATGTGCGGAGCGCCGGCCTTGCCGGTGATGAGATTCATGGTCATGGTCATTCCTTCCTATCTGTTGTGTTGTTGAGGTATGCGGCGTAGGCGGCGTCCTGCGTGGCTGCCAGCGCTTTGAACGTCTGCCAGCATGCGGTACAGACGAGCGCGCCCTGTGCGACTCCGTCGACGGTGGTGTGGGTGATGTCGTGCCAGTCGCTGGAGGTGCGTGGGTCACCGTCGGCGAGGTATGCGGAGGCGTGGCATCGGTCGCAGGTGTATCTGGTGATGTTCGTGGTTCGTGCCATTGATGTTCCTTTCTCTTTCAGGCTGTGCGCTGGTAGATGTGTCCCGGAAGCGTCGTGCCGCATTCCTTCCAAGTGCCTCCGTAGGTTGTTCCCGGATTGGCCGTGGAAGTGGTCCAGTAAAGGGAGCCCACGGGGTGGGCGGCGATGAATGCCTGGCTCACGCTCATGCCGTTGTCTCCCTTGTCACCCTTCGGCCCTTTGTGCACGACGTAGCTACCGACGCCTTTGACAGTCACATCGCTACCGTTGATGGCGGTGACCTGCCAGAACCCAAGTTCAAGACCATCTGTGACTTGATATTGGTCAAAAATGGTGTCTCCGACCTGCAGGTTTCCATTTGGCTGAATACCAGATAGGGCAATTTTTCTCACTTCTCCGCCCGCACCCGAACCGTTGATGTCGCCATTGAATTTCCGTAGGCTCAGTCCTCGTGGCCCAGTGGCTCCCGTTGGACCCTTCGCCCCGGTGGCGCCGGTCGCTCCGGTGGCCCCGGTCGGGCCTTGCGGTCCTTGCACTCCCTGCTTGCCTTGCGGTCCGGTGTCGCCCTTGGGGCCTTTGACATTGCCGAGCAGAATCTTCGTCATGTGTGCTCCTTATTTTCCGTCGTTGATCGTGTAGTACAGGTCGCCCGTCGTCGGATCGTAGGAGACGGGAGCCTCTAACACGGTGGCCGTGTCCGCGTATACGGCGTACAGGTCTCCGTTCGGATCGACCTGGAGCGTGAAGAATCCTGATGCAGGTGCCGTCACGCCGCTGGCGCCCTGCGGACCGGACGGCCCCTGTGGACCCTGCAGTCCCTGAACGCCCTGCGCTCCTTGCTTGCCTTGCGGGCCGGTGGCCCCGGTATCGCCCTTGTCGCCTTTGGGGCCTTTGATGTTGCCGATCAATAGTCGCGCCATGTGTCACCTTTCCGGGATGTCCACGTACAGGTTCCCGCTCTCGGAGTCCCAGACGAACGAGGGTGGGTTCGTGTTGTCCGGATAGTTCACGTACAGGTCGCCGTCGCCTTCCATGCTGAGCGTGAAGAAGCCGTTCGAGGGGGCGGATACGCCGCTGTCGCCCTTGTCACCCTTCTCCCCTTGCGGGCCCTGGATGCCTTGGGAACCTTGGATGCCTTGTCTGCCCTGGGGGCCGGTCGCTCCCTGTGGACCCGTGGGACCCTGCGGACCTGTGGAACCCGTCGGGCCTTGCGGTCCCGCCGCGCCGATCGCGCCGGCATCACCCTTATCGCCTTTCTCGCCGCGTATCCCCTGCAGTCCCTGCGGGCCTTCGGGACCGGCGACGCCTTGCGGTCCTCGCTCCCCGGTCGCTCCTTTCTCTCCCCGAGGACCGGTGGGTCCGGTCGCTCCGGTGGCCCCCTGTGGTCCTGCGTCGCCCTTGTCGCCCTTCTCCCCTTGCGGACCCTGGTCGCCTTTCGGAAGCCCCAAATTCAAGGTTTTGTCGCTGCCGGCGCCCGTAAGCGACGCGCTTGCCTGTGCACCGGGGGCGAGCGTGTCCACCGAACCGATTTTCAGGCCGGTGATGTAGTCGCCTTTCGGCTGTTTACCCGACAATGCGTTGTTGAGCGAGTCGATGTCGTTTCTGGTCACGTCGGCGCTGAACGTCCAGGCGTCGAGTTTGAGGCCGGCTCCAGCGTAGTAGGCGTGGCCACCATCCCCGATGGAGGATTCTCCGCTGTTGCCGCCGGCGCTGGCGCCTCCGGATTCGTAGGTGACGGTGAGCACGCCTCCCGAAACCTTGACGATCTTCTTGGAGATCTCGGCAGTGACGACGAGGCCCGTGTTGTTGTCACGACCCGTGACCAGGTCGCCAATGTCCACGTCGATGGTGCTGGTGTTCCGAAGCTCCTGGAATTTCTGCCTGCCCTTGTCCTCGAGCTCGTCGGCTTCGGCGTTGGACAACTCGTATGTGGCGGTGCGTTCGTCAAGGCCTTTGAGGGTCTGCGTGTGGCTGAACGTGCCGTTCGTGTCGGCGTACCAGTGGATGACGGTACGGTCCTTGAGTTCGCCCTTGCCCAGGCAGATGAGATGGTTGATCGGGTGCGCCGCCTGTTTGGCGGTGAAGTCGATGAGGTCCGAGTCGATGCTGTCGCCGATCGTGCGGACGGGCATGGCGCTCATGGATACCTTGTCGCCGTCATTACGCAACCGGAGTTTGAGTCCGCTTGCCCTGAGCATCTTGACCAGACCGCTGTACAGGTCCACGTACCGGTCGAACTGGCAGGTGGTCTTGTGGTCGGCGCTTTCGTCGGTGACGGTGAACAGGCCTTGCAATCCCGCACGGCTGACGAGCGTGCGCATGATGACGGGAATCGTGCCGGACAGGGTGAGGTAATCGTTGTTCCCGTCCGGTTCGATGATCTTCGAGGCGAGTACTCCATGCCAGTCGCGGCCATGCCATGTGACGGTGGACAGGCCTCCGTCCACGTCGACATCCGTGTCGTCGATGATGCCGCCGTACTCGGTGCCGTCGATCATGATGCGGCTCCCCGCCTTGAGCGCGGCGTCTTCGACCTGCAGGTCGAAGTCGTTCTCCCCGCTACCGAACGCGAGGTCGAGCGTGTATGAGGCGTGGCTCGCCACGGGTTTGCCTGTGGCGTCGGTGACGATCAGGTCCATGGCGGTTCGCTCCTTTCCTCGCAGACCGTCAAGTCGAATTGGAATTCTCCCGGCCAGCTGATCGGCTGTGTTCCGGGCGCGAGCGGTTGGAACACGTACCGGCCGGAATCCTTGCCCGACCCTCGCACGGCCTGCGCGAAGCAGTTTGTGGCGAGACCTGTGCCGCTGACCATGGTGACGGTCCTGACATCGCCGGTGCCGTCGATTTCCAGACGCGAGCCGGATGGCACGGTCACGTCGACCTCGTACCGGTTGTTTCCGATGATGACGTACGGTTGCGCGCATGGTCCGAATATCGTGAGCTTGACCGGCTGTGGGATGGACGTGTCGTTGACGATCTCGGCACCCAATGCCATGCCGGCGAAATCATGCGGATAATCATATGGATAGTCAAGGTCGGCGGTTCCGGAATCGTATCGCGGCGTGAAATGCGTCACGGTCGGACGGCGCCACACGCCATCGGCCAGCACGATGGTCAACTGCGTCTCGACCATCGTGGGCGTGATGGATTGCGGTTCGCTTTTCGTGATCCACGCTTTGGCTTCCCATTCGCCGTCGGCCACGAGCGTGCCCGGGTTCCCGGATGCCATGTCGGCGTCCGCGAGGCGGCGCAGTAGGTCGAGCGTGGCTGGAGAATCGTGGATCTTCACGGTGACTGTCGCCTCGCGTGCCTTGCGGGTGATGCCCGTCATGCCACGTGAGGCGAGGCTGTAGTCCCAGACGCGGGCTCGCAGTCCCGTGAGCGTCTCGCCGTACAGCGGCCCCTCGAAGCCGATGCGCTCACCTGTGGCCGCGCACACGTATTCAAGCGATTGCACTTCTCACCTTCCTTGCGAAGTCGCGGTCCCCTATCGTCGGCGTGTACCTGGCGATGATCGATCCGAGGTCGTCGTGCAGCGATTCGACGGCCGCGATGAGTTCCCGCAGATCGCCGTCGCCGGCATTGGCGCCGGTGCCGGCCGTGACGTTCAGCCTGCCGGTCTTCGACCAGTCCGCGTCGGAGAGGCTCATCGTGGAGACGAGCGAATCCATGGAACGGCTGACCACATGCGCGGAATCGTCGATGCCCAATGCCATGCCACGTCCGACCATCACGCCGACCTCGTCGCGGAACACACGCGACGGGGAATGGATGCCCAAAGCGTTCTTGGCCTTGTCCACCAAGCCCGACAACGCGTTGGTGATGCTGGAATACAACGAGCCGACCATTCCTGTGATGCCGTTGATCAATCCCTGGATGATGTTGCGGCCAGCATCCACCAGCCAGCTTCCCGCGCCGGACACCGCGCTCCGGACGGTTCCGCCGATCCCGCTCACGACGCTCCCGACACGGCCAACCATATTGCTTACGGTGCCGACGATGCCGCCCCAGACGCTCGACACGATGCTTCCGACGCCATTCCACAACGCGGTCCACACGCTCCGGATTGTCGAGCATGCGGCGGATACCACTCCGCTGACCATGCCGACTCCCGCGGAAACGACGCCTTGAATGCCGCCCCACACTGCCGACACGATGCCCTGGATGGCCGACCACGCGGCGCTCCAGTTCCCGTTGACGACCGCGAGCGCCAGTTGGATGATGCCTTGGATGACGGCGAGTGCGGTGCTGATGACTGTGGCGATGATGGTCCATGCGCCTTGTACGACGGTGGATATGGTGTTCCATAGTCCGTTCCAGACCGTGCTGATGATGGTGGCGGCGGTTTGGAAGATGGTTTGGATGTTCTGCATTCCGGCTTGCAGGAGCGGTGTGATGGTGGTGATGAATGTTTGGATGCCGGTGATGATCGCGGTGAGTGCGGTCATGATGATGGGGCCGATTGCGTTCCAGACGTTTTGGAGGACGGTGGTGATGAGTGTCCATCCGGTTTGCCAGATTTGCTGGATTTGGCTCATGGTCTGGGTGATGAATATGGCGATGGCTTGCAGGATTGGCTGGCATGCGGTGCTGATCTGGTTCCAGATTCCCATGAACCATGTGGCGAAGCTGTTCCAGAGTCGTTTGCCCGTTTCGGTTTGGGTGAAGAACCATGTCAGCGCGGCCACGACCGCGCCGATGGCCACGACAAGCATGCCGATCGGATTCGCATCCAAGGCAGCGCTGAATGCCAGCTGCACGGCGGTAGCAGCCTTGGTCACCGCGCTCCACGCCGATTGAGCTGCCTTGACAATATTGAACGAGCCGGCGAGTTGCTTCAGTGCTCCAGCCGCGCTTCCCGCGTCGGAGATCTTGCCAATCAAATCGAACGCGGCCGTAGCGGTCTTCTCCACACCGGAGGCAGTCGCGGAAATGGCCTTCAACCCACTGGAAACCGTTTTCAGTCCGGCCGATACGATGTCCCAGCCCTTGACGGCGAGCAATGCGACGGCGATGGCTTTCAGGGCGCCGGACACCAGCGCGCCGTTCTGCTGCGCCCACTGCCCGACCGACTGCAGCCAGCCGCCCACGGTCATGAGCACGCCGGTCAAAGTGTTCAACAGTCCGGCGAAGCTCTGCGCCGCGGAACTGGCGGTGCGCGCGCTGTCGTTGAAGCCGAAGGCCTGCGAGACCGCGGCCGCCAATCCGGAAACCAGCGAGCCCAAGCCGGAGATGACGCCGGTCAGGCTTTCAAGGAACGGCTGCAACGCGCCCGTCTCGATGAACGTGTTGACGAACGTCTTCGCCCATCCCGCCGCGTTCGACAACGCCTGCGCGACCGAAGCGACCACTCCCGCGAGCGCGCCGGCGGTTGTGGAGAACATTGTGGCGGCTTCGCCGCCATTGTTGAGTCCGCCTATGAGTGATGTGATTGCGTTCCAGAGGCCAGTGAGTTGGCTTTTGAGGCTGGCCGTCGCCGAGGCGAGCATCTGGAAGCCGGGGATGTTGGAGATCGTGTCGCCAAGGTTTTTGAGTTTCGCCTGTGTGGCGGGTATCGCGTTCTCGAGACCTTGTTGGAGTGCCGCTCCGACTTTTTGCAGGGTTGGTGTGACGGCTGCGGTGAATGTGTCGATGAGTGGGATGGCTTGGTTGAACAGGCCGCGTAAGCCGTCGAGGACTGGTGTGGCGGCTGTTTCTCCGAGTCGGCTCAACGCGGCTTTCACGTTGGCCAGGGCGCCGGTGAATGTGGTGCCTGCGGATAGTGCGGCGCCGCCTAGGCCTTCCTGCATGGCGTCGGCGAAGGTTTGGAAGTCGATTTTGCCGTCCGAGACCATGTCGGACACTTCGGCGCTGGTCTTGTTCAGGTGCTTGCCGAGCATTTGGAGGACTGGGATGCCGCTCGACATGAGCTGGAGCATGTCGTCGCCCTGGAGTTTGCCTCGGGCGGCGACGGAACCGAAGATCGTGCCGATGTCGGTGAGGCTTCTGCCGCTGATCTGCGCGGTGTCGGCCACGGTCTTGAGGACCTTGGTGAGCTGGTCGCCTTCCTTGATGCCGGATGCTGACAGGCTGGCCGCGACGGTCGCGGCGTCACCCAATCCGAACGCGGTGCCTTTGACGGAGGCGAGCGCGTCGTTCATGATTTCGGTGACGCTCGCGCTGTCGTGGCCGAGGCCTTTGAGTTTGGCTTGCGCGTTCTCGATGTTGAGGGCGCGGGTGAAGCCGCCTTTGGCGGCCAATGCGGTGATGCCGCCGGCGAGGGTGGCGATCGCGCCTGTGCCGACCTTGCCGATTTTGCCGAATGCTCCGCCGATCTTCGAGATGAGGGTGCTGGAGCTTTTCTTGGAGGCTTTGTTGACGGCGTCGCCGATGTCGCCTTCGATGCTTTTGCCGAATCCTTTGCCGGATGGTTCGACGTGGACGTATGCGACGCCTATGTCCTGTGCTGCCATCGTGTTTCCTTATTCGTAGGTTGGGATTCCGATGGCGGTCGGAGTCAGAGGTCGTCGTTGATGTGGAAATAGGCTTTGAGCCGTTCCCTGTCTTCCTGTTGACGGCGGGTGAGGTTGTGCGTCGGGGTTGGCGGGCGGAGCGGGTCGTGCTCGTGGTCGAACCATGGGCGTTTGCGTTGTCCGGACAGCGTCCAGACCGCCTGTTCGGCTCCGTCGGGCGCGTAGACGGCGTTCTGCAACGCCATCCACGAGTGGCTCGTATGGTCTTTGAGGATTTCGCGGGTCAACGCCCAGGCGAGTCCCCAATCGACTCGTGGACGTTGGCCTTCAACCCATTCCCGGAAGCGTACGGGCCTGTAGATCTGCCCGTACGCTCGGATCCAGTCGTAGGCTAGTGCCGCGCGATTGTTGTTCCAGAGGTGGGCGAGGTAAACGCTTTTGGGTCCAGTCCGGATTCCTCGGCCCACGCCTTGATGGTCGCGGTGAGGTAGGCCAGCGGACGTTTGGTCTTGCGCAGCACGTTCCAGAAGTTCGGCTGCATCGTCTGGAAGTAGGCGAGGAACGTGCTCACGCAGGCCGTGGTTTCCTCGTCGGACAATGCGGGCTTGCTTTTGACCAGGAGGATGGCCTGGACGAGTTCGATGGGCAGTTCCGCGTTGTTGAGGTTCGGCAGGTCGAGTTTGACGCCGGCGACCTCGAGGTGCACGTCGGGTTTGAGCTCTTCCGCTTCGGTCAGGTCCACGTCCACGACATGGTATTCTTTGTCGCTCATGTTGGCTCCGTTCTAATGGTTGGCGGTTGAATGGGTGTCCCGTGCGGCCGACCGCCATCGGCCGCACGGGAAGAATCAATGGGTCACTTGGCGTCTTCAGTGACGAGGCCCCATGCGTGGAACTGTTCGCCGTTGGTGCCCTTGAGCATCTTGAACGTCATGCTGAAGTTCATGATCTCGCTGGATTTCAGGCTCACGTCGTCACGGTCGCTCACCTTCGCGTTGGTGCCGTACAGGAGGAACGGACGGTCCTGCTGGTCGAGCGCGACCAGCACGAGGATCCACTCCTTCTTCAATCCGGCGCCCTTGATGCTGATGCCGCCGTCCGAATCGACGTCCACGTCGAAGTAGGCCGACACCACATCCTTGCGGCCCTCCATGGCGGCGAGCTGCAGGGTCCAGTAGCCCGGATCCGTGTCGGACAGCACGATGTCGCCGTTGTGGGCCTTGTAGTCGGTGCTGTCGCCCGGCTCCGGATGCAGGACGGCGCCGTCCTCCGTGGAGTAGCCGATCGGCTTCTTGCTTGCCGGTGGCGTCCAGTTCACGCCGGTCGGAGCCACGAATGTGCTGTCGCCCTTGGGGAACAGGAACAGCGCGTAGTTTTTGATCAGTCGCACGTTGCCGGAATTGTTGCCGTTGGACACGTACCCGTAGTCGGTCGCTCCCTGTGCGGCCTGCGTGCTGGTTTCGGATGCCGCCTGTTCGACGGCCGTGTTCTTACTATTGTCAGACATTCGTCTGCCTTTCGTTCTTCGCGTGTGGCGGCACGTCTTTTTTTGTTGTGTTTCAGTTGACGGTGACCTCGAGCAGGAGCACTCCGTACGCGCACACCAGCCTCTTGTCCTCGTCAGTCATGCGTACCGGCCCGGATTCGAGTGACGCGTCGATGAGCGGCGCGACGTTTCCGAGCCCGATGATCTCCCTCGCGATGTCGGCCCACAGGCGTGCGGCCTTGTCCCAGTCGCCCGTATGGTCCTCTCTCGTGCATCGCACGCTCAGCCGCAGCCGCACGTACTGCGAGATTGGGGTGCTCATGCCTTGCATGGAGTCGGCCAGAGTGGCTTCGGTGAAGGGAGGTTCGAGGTCGCTTCGTTCGATGGTGTCGAACGTCACGTCCGGGAACAGTGTCCTCAGTTTGGGCAGGAGCAGGGGTTCCGTGCGCCGGGGAGTGACCGGGATGCTCATACGCGCATCCTTCCGAGCGTGTCCTCTAGCGTGCCGTGCGCCTTCTCCACCGGTGCCGGGCAGATGATCGCCACGCCGCTGCGGTTCTTGCCGTCATGGTCGCGGACCATGCAACGGTCATCCTCTACGGCGGCTTCGGCCGCGTCCCTCATGCGCGAGCGCAATGTCTCGTTTTTGAGGACCTGTTGGCTGAACGCCTTGCGGTTGAATACGAATCTGCATCGTTTGGCCATGCTTATCCTTCCCGTTCGCCCACGGTGATGACGTCGCCGATGTGGCGTCCGTGGAGGTTGTCCCACACTTGCGGCTTGCCCTTGACGGGCAGCAGCCGGCCCCTGACTTTGATCAGGTCGGTGGCCTGGATGCCGGTCGGTTGGTTTCCGCGGATGTGGATCGTGTATTCGATGGTCTGCGGGCTGGCGTTCTCCTCGGTCTGGTCGGTGGTGGAGGTTGGCGCGACCATCGCCTGGAACGTGCCGACGCGGACGGGTTTGCCCTGGATGGGGTTGCCGTCCGTGTCGGTGGTGGACTGGCCGCGCCACACTTCGATGGTTTCCACTAGGACGTCTCCCCCGTTGCCATGTCGACGCTGAACGCGCGCTGAGCGTTGATGCCAAGGATGCGTTTCTCGTCGTCGCGCAGCCAGAGATCGCCGGTGGGCGCTCCGAAACTGTATTGTTCGCTGAAGCTGCCGGTGGTCTGGTTCATCTGCGTGATGCCGCCGGGAATGTCGTACGGGTCGGCCTGCATGATTCTGCGGACGATGTCGCAGGTGATCTTCGTCAGCAGGCGTGGCCGTTCTTTTTGGAGACGTTGCCAGTTCGGGGAGCGTTCCTTGATGTAGTCGGTCACGTCCGCGAGATGCGTGTCGGCTTTCTGACGTTCCTCGTCGGTGAGTTTGTGCCATCTCCGTTCGAGGTCGTCGGAGGTGGCGAACATGTCCGGTTCGTCCGTCATGTCGGACTCCGTCAGGCGGTGAGCAGGACGAAGCGGTTGATGTCGCGGATACGGAACCCGACTTCGATTTCGATTCGGACGGCGAACATGTTGTGCTCCCACAGGTTGACCTGCTTGCCGTCGATGGTGATGGACGCCTGGTCGGAGATGCTGGTCTGCATTCCTTCGACGGAGCCCCATGCGGCGGAGGAGAATTCGCCGCACACGCCGAGGATCTCTGCCTTGGCCGGTCCCGGTGTCTCGGATACGGCGGGCACGTGAACGCCCTTGCTGATGTAGGTGCGGTTGCCGAGCACGGTGCTCACGTCGGAGGCGGCGGTGCCGTTGAGGAACAGGGGGCGTCCGTTGTTGTCGGTCGCCTGCCGGAGCACACTGCGACCCTGGGTGCTCAACGCCCAACCGTCCACGGTTCCATCCGCTTCGGACACGAGGTCGTCGGCTTTGTTCAGGTTCTTCCACACGTCCTTGCCGATGCTGACGGTCTGCGCGCTCTTCAGGGTGTCGAAGTCCGCTCCCGGAGCGTCGACGAGACCCATGATGGTCTTGTCGAACGTGCGGGCGATGGCTCCCGGACCCTTCGCGACGACTTGGTCGTAGAGAGCGCCGAAGTCTCGGCGGAACTGGTTGGAGAACGGCATGATGACCGCGATGGTGTACGGCAGCATGTCCTTCTTGCCGAAGGTGACGCCGCTCTTCGGCTTCTCGGCGCCCTCGTTGACCCATGCGGCCTCCGGGTCTCCGATGATGATCGGCACGCGAGCGCCGTTGCCGGGCAGTTTCATCTCCGGCACGAGCTGCATGAACGCGCTCTGGTATTTTGCGGTCTGCCAGATCTCCGCCTGGGTTTCAGGGGTGAGGTCTAGACCGTTGCTTTTTCGGGTCATGGACGGATCTGTCATGATTTGTCCTTTCAAATGAATGTTGTTTGCTGGTTGGCTCACAGGAGCGTGTTGCTCATGGCGTTGACGAAGTCCTCGCGGCTGGAATGTTTAGTCTTGGCCTGTCCGGTGCGGGCGCTCTGGTCCGCGACCGTTCCTCGGGAACGCATGTCGGCGAACACCTTCATGAGTTTCTCGGCGTATTCGCCGATCTGCTTCTCGTTGTCGCCCGCGAGGACGCTCGGGTCGGTGATGCCGTGTTTGGCCGCGACGTTGGCGCGTATCGTGGAGAGCTCCTTCTCGTGTTCGGCCTGTTTGGCTTCGCTTTTGAGCTTCTCGTTCTCCTCGAGCGCCTTGGAGAGTTTCGATTCGAGGTCGGCTGTCTGTCCGGCCTTCTCCTTGAGTTCCTCGTAGTCGCTTTTCCTGCCGCGTTCCCTGCCGAGACGCTCGTTGATTATGCGGTCGACTTCCTCCTGGGTGAAGGTCCTCGGCTTCGCGTTGTTCACGTCCTTTGGGGCCGGAGTGCGCTGTTCCGGCTCCTGTTGGCCGTCTGCGCCGGTCTGGTTTTCTTCTGCCATGGTTGGTGGCTCCTTTGCTTGTTCTTGGTTTCCACGCCTGACGCCGGCGAGTTGACGGCCATTCTTGTTGGTTTCGCGCATGGCTGCGCCCCGCCCCATCGCTGGGGTGTGAAAGGTAAAAGAAAAGCCATCACGTTTCGACGTGATGGCTTTCTGGGATTCAGAGATTTCCCAGCGCTTTTCTTCGCGCGTATTCGGACCGCAGCTCGTCGGTCGACACATAGTCGCCGACGGACCAGCGCTTCTTTCCTTCGTTCCTGACCCATTCATATTCGGACGGCGGCATGGAGATATCGCCATACTTGCGTTTGATTTCCGCAAGATGGCGCTCATCGGTGACTTCCTTCAAATCACCGGGCATAAACGTGAAACGGTCGGAACGATCCATAGGCTCAATCATAGCAGTCTCAGATAAACGATCGGTCTGCCGTCGGATGCTCCAAGCCCTTCGAAACGAAGAGCCCTTCCTCTCGGCAGAAGAATTTCGTATTCTCCCGGATGCTGAGTGATCGGCTCCACATATACGCCGGCGCTTCCCGGCGGTACCAGGATTCTTGTGGCGATGCGGTCTTCCCCATCAACGTCAATGCCTCCCTCCTTGATGCTGGTGGCCATGTAGCCGATGTGTTCGAAGGTGCGACCGGTATTCAAATCGAAAAGCGACTCCATGTCGTTGACGTGGAACGTCGACAACCGCATCTGCCTGTCGACCGTGAAACGTTCTCGGGTGATATGGTCGGATATCGCTTCGTCGATGCATTCGACCTGATGGATGACGTCTTTCGACGGGTTTCGTCCGCCGAACAGGTAGCCGTTGATACTTTTGTAGCTGTCTCCGGTCCAATCCATCAAAGCCGCGATCTTCTCGTCGTTGGAGAATCTATCTCCAGGCATCCTGACGCTATAATCCGACAATCTCGATAGTTCGGAAGCACTGATTGGAATCGATTTGCCGCTCCATCGAATCGTCGGTTGGGCAGTCACACCATCATTGACCTCATCGTGATAGATGCGTCTCAATTGGGCTAGCGTGTCACGCCAGTCGCCGTCATCGCCGGCCGCAGCCTTGGCTGCCTGGTACATTTCACGATACTTGTCCGGATCGTATCCTTTGAGTTTGCTGCTGCCCCAGCTTGGCACGATGTCGCAGTCGCAGTCCGTATGGTATTGCATCTGCCGTCCGGCGGTGTCCTCGCTCAGGTAGGCGAAGCCACGCGAGGCGAGCATAAGGCAGAACGCGCATGTCTTAGCCCCTCGCGGCACACGCGCCCAGCGAGGCTTGGTGGGATCGTTGGCCACAGCCCTCTGCATGGTCAGCCGCCCGACGGTCTGAATCAGATTCTGCACGTATTCCAGCGCCTGCTCCTCGTCAGCGAACGTGGGCCACAGGTCGTCGATGGTTCTTCCGGCGTTGTTGTGAACGGCTCCGTTTTCATCTGGAATGACATCCTTGTAGTGCAATCCCATGAAGTCAGTGTTGTTGAAACCGCCTTCCATCTGCCAGACCGCGCGGTCGGCGGTGATGGAAGGCGGCTCGTATTCCGGCATATCGATTCCGCCGTACTGCGCCCACAGGTCGCGTACGTGGCCGTAGTAGTCGGATGCGAGCCTGCTGGCGGCGTCGGCATACCGGTTGATCTCCGCTTTGATGAGCTCCTGGCTTTCACCGTCCCAGACGAGGCCCGAGACACTGTTGCCGGCCTCCTTCTGCAGGCGGCTCATGGTGTCCGTGTAATCCTCGTACAAATCATTGAGGTCGAGTTCAAGCCTTCTGCGTCGTTCCGGCGGCAGGTTCAGACTGTTCGGGCTCATTCATACCGCCTTCCCTCGCCGCCGTATCGGTCTGCTGATCCGTCTGTTGGCGCATGCCTCGAATCTGATCGAGTACCTGACCGGCCTGGGCCTTGCGCTGGTCGGCCTTCAGCCGGACGATCTCGCTTCGGCTCAATCCGGCGCGTGTCATGCCGACCTCGCTGTTGGCGAACGAGTCGATGCTTCCAGCGAGCTTGCTGAATGCGTCGGCGCTCATGGAGCTCGACGGCGTGTTCGGGTTCTTCCAGTCGACCTGCAGTTTCATCAGCTCCTCGTCGGGCACGGATGGATCCTGCATCCGTGCCACAAGACGGGCTGCCTGCAGGATCGATTCACCGAAATCGCGATCGCAATGGCGCGCCTCGATGATCAGGTCCTCGCGCTGCGCCTCGGTCGCGTCGGCGGATGTCGGATTCGCGTCGGACACGATGCCGAGCGAGCTGGCGGGAATGTTCATCGCGCTGGCGAACATGGCGGCCCAGCTTTTCAGCATCGTCAAGTGCGGGTCCATGCTGGACGCGGCCAGTTGTGTCACGGTCGGGGACTGCCCGTCGATGTCCTTGCTGATCATGTTGTAGCGACCCATATAAAGCTTTAACGCGTCGTCCGTGCCCAATGAGGCGAGTTCTTCGGAAGTGCCTGTCAGCAGGATTTTTGGGAACGCGTAGAATTCGGCATTCGCTTCGGCGCGCACGATGGTGCGGTTCGCGCCGTCGATGATGGCCATAGCGTCCCGGCTGATGCGGGAGCGTCCGAACGGTTTGACCTCGGTAGCCTTGTAGGCGAGGCGGAACACACTGCACTCGTTGTCGATGGTGGGTTGCTCATCGTCCACGCGCCACCAGTAGCCGAGACGGCGCTGCACGCTGATGTTGCGGTCGGGCATGTAGAGCACGAGTCCGGTGGCCTCATTGTTGTCGTCGACGTCGGTGATGGCCATGCACGCCCTGACCCGCCGGTCGGGGTAATCCCAGACGGCGGCCGAGCTTTCCGCGGTATGCGTGCGGATGAGCGGTCTTCCTTCGAAGTCCTGGACGACGCTGAGGAACGAACAGCCGTGAATGAGTGCAGTCTGGATGGCCTGCTGCAGAACGCTAGTGAATCCGATGCGGCTCATGAAGTCCTGCAGTTCGAACGGGTCGTCCACGCCCGGCGAGACGAATCCCTCGAACACGCAAAGCTCGGCGAGCATATCCACAGCCTTGCGCGCCCACCCAAGCGGCGTGTAATGATCCTTGATGGACTTCGGCACAGTCAGTCCAAAATCAACCAGTGGCTCCTTGGCCTCGTAGTAAGCGGTGAGTGTTCGGTTGCGGCTCGCATGGCGCGTCCACACCTCGGCGAGTTCACGCAGCAACGCGTTCTCCTCACCGGAGAGTCCGTCGATGTGCGTCGGTACGACGAGTTTCGGCACCGTTCCGGCTCCTCCCGTAGGTTTCCACCCGTCCGGCGCTGCCGTTGTCTGGATGTCGCTCATTTAGATTCCTCCGATGATCTGTCGTCTTCCCGGATGTCGCTTCGTCGTGCACGCCCCGTACAGGGCGAGTGTGGTGGATACGAGCGGGGTTATGTCGATGTCACTGCCGAGTTTGTTCCAGGCGATCGCGCCGGACTGTCCCAATGGGCGCGTGGTCGCGCCCTTGACGGCTGCGGCCAGCTGCGGCTGGTATTCGTCCCGCGGGTGCTTGAGCGTTCCGGCTTTGAGCATGTCGAGGAACCGGCCGCATGCGCGGCCCATCTCCTGCATGTTCGTGACCGTGACCTTCACATGTGCTTTCTTCAGTTCCGGCAGCAGGCTCATGGCGGGCGACTGCGCGTCGATGACCACGCTGGCGGTCTTCGGCCAGCGTTCGGCGAGCCAGTCCACGGCCCACATGGTTCCCGCCTGCCGCGCGTCCTTGATGTTCGCCATCTGGATGATGGCCGAACCGTCCGCGTACCGTAGCGCGGCTCCGATGGTCAGCACGCTCCTGTCCGGAGGCATGTCGATGCCGAAGCTCACGGTTCCTCCATCCGGCACGTCGTCGATGGCCGCGGCCTTCCACAGGTCGGGGCTGATGGCGTATGCGGTGGCGGTCTCGTCCCATATGCCAAGCGCCTCACGACGGAATGAATCGTCCGACAGGTTGTTGCGCATGCGCATGATTGCCTGTTCGCTTGTACGTTTCGGATAGCTGGGATTCGCTTTAGCCCACTGTTCGCGGTCGTCCGGATCCGCGTCCTTGTCGGCGGCGAGCTCCACGTAGAGGAGGTTTCCGTCATGGTTCAGCGCGTGCATGCGTTTCTCCGTGAACGCCTCGCACTGGTCTCCCGGCTTGGGTGGATTGCCCATATACACGACCAGGGGGTTAGGACTCGTGTTCAAAACCGGAATCATGTTGTCCATCGCGCGCACTGTGAGAATCTGCGCTTCATCGAACACAGCCACGTCCACGCTGTGCAATCCTCGGCCGAAGCCGTTTTCGCGGGCGCCGAACATGATGCGGCTGCCGGACGTGAACGTGATCTCCTGTTGGCCGTTTGCTCTGCGGATGCGTTCCACGTACCGGCCGAGCACTGGATTATGCTCCATCTCGCACATGTCCGCGAATGTCTCGTCGCTGGTGCGCGTATGGTGGGCGGTCCAGATGGCTTTCAGGTTCGGTGTGAGTATCGCCTTGAGGAACAACGCGGTGCCGACGGTGAAGGTTTTGCCGATCTGCCTGCAGCTGGACAGCACGGCGCCGTCCGCGCCACACGCATACTTGCCTTCCGCGTTCTTGGCGAACAGAAGCCACAAGAAGCCCTGCTGCCACAAGTCGAAACGGATGCCGGCCTTGCGCGCGGCTTTGTTGATTCGCGTGAACTCGCTGCCAACGATGCCTTCCGGCTGGCGGAGGACCTTGGCGATTTCAGACAATCGACGCTCCGACATCGTCCGTCACCTCGTCTTCCTCATCGTCCAACAGGTCGGTCAGACCTCCGCCCTGGAGTGATTCGATGCGTTCGCATACGTCGATGAGCTGGCGGCTGATCGCAGGCAGTGCGTTTGCCGGTGTGGACGTGTCATCCATGGCCTTCTGCAGTCGGTCACGGTTGGCGCGCAGCATGTCCAGCATGCTGCCGTCCATCATCCTCTCGAAGCTCCGCTGGTCGAGATCCCTTTCCGGCTTCTGTTTCGTTTCCACGGCTTTGACGGGCGGCTTACCGTTCCGGTCCTGTGCGGGCCGATTCTTTTTCCGACGCCGATAGTCTTTCTGCCTGCATTTCGCGGAGCAATATTTCTGTTGGCTGCCCTTACCACTTGGCCTAAATTGCTTACCGCATACTTCGCAAATCATTGCGTTTCCTTCATTCCAAAACCAGTGAGGAACCCGAGTTCTTCGCGCAATCTTGTTGCAGCAGCTTCCGCCCGTGCAAGCGTCTTGAATGGCCTCTCTTGTATGCCTTCCTATTCTTGATAACCTCAACTTGCCATGCTTTTCGATCGTTACGCCAGTAGACACCACGGATTCCGGATTTGCTGTTCTTATTACAGGAAACACGATATTCGGAATTCTCCTGAACCGTTACTGTTCTCAAATGGTCTGGATTAACGCATGAACGGTTGTGACAGATATGATCAATCACCATCCCATCTGGGATAAACATGTTATGAGTCAATGCATATGCGAAGCGATGTGCCGGAACGGACGTCTTTGCCAGACGGAATGTGCCATATCCCTTTGGGTGATGAGCACCGTTCCATTCCCAACATTTACTAGGGTCAGTGCTTCTGAAGTATTTATTAAATCGTTCTATGTCAGATGCTGACGCTTTGAAAAAGGCCATATTCCGCCTTTCATTCAACGTATGCGTAACACAATTCGTTACGCTTAAATTTCAAGAGAAATATCGGCACTGCACCCGAGGCGACTCCAAGGGGGTATGACCGGGTACCCTGCCCTGGTATCGGGTCAGATGCCGAACGTTTTGAACGGCATCGAGCTTGGTTTGATGGTCTGCTTGCCGGCCAGCAGCGCTCGTGCGTGTTCGTCGGTCTTGTCGCTCTTCATCCTGTTGCAGATGCGGTGAGTGAGCCTGCAGTTAGTGAAGCTGTATGGATCGCCGCCTCGTGAGACTGGTATGAGTTCGTCTACTTCGGCGCTCATCGGATGTGGTGTCTTCAATGTCTTGTCGACTGGCTTGCCGCAGATGGCGCACACATCGTATGCGGCCAGCACTCTTGCCCTGAGCTGTCTGCGCCGCCAGCCGTTGCTGACGCGCTCGTTGCGCCGCTTGCTCATGTGGCCTCCCACGTGTATGGGGCCTGGGGCGTTATGGATTTGTCAATGACTATCTTCGCCGTTGGCTTGCTGGAATGCCGGTATAGGGCTCCCGTATATGGACACTCCCGCGTCTTGTAGGCTCCCCATCATCTGCGAATACCGGTTACTACCCCTCCCGGATTGCTTAACGCCACTACTGGGGATTGTTTCATACCCCGGAATCCTTAAACATTCGGATTCGCACGCCTGTTCTTGCGCGCCTCCTGCCGCCGTCTTATAGCGGCAGGCATCTGATAGACATAATTCAAAAACGTTGCAAGAAATCCGAGCATATCATCAGCATCCTCCTCACTGACAGGTTCAGTGAAATCGCCGTGAGCCATGTCATTGCCGAGATAACGTATCTCATGCGCCTCATCTTTAATCTGCTCGCTGATCACGCCATTGGCTGCCAGCTCATCAATTTTCGAAGCGAGATTGCCTTTCGTCACTTTCTTGTCTTTGGCCGTCGCTTCAAGTACGCTGCGGGCCATAAGGATCGCAGCTCGATAGGAACGAATACTAAAGCAGGCATATGCCTCGCTAGCAGCATCTGCGATATGTTGCGGCACGTCTTCGAACTCCTTTCCTAAAGGCTCATCTGGGAGCCAAACGAACGGTTGACTCCCGTCGTTCTTAGAAAATACCGAATTCGCATCGAAACGATCAAAGCCATCGTCTACATACGCAGCCATTAATGCGATATTCGGATATCCGCAATAATCACATTTGAAGAAAGCGGCCCAAATCGAATCCTTATCGGTTTGATATGAGTCGCCCATTCTGGTCATGTGCGCAACTTGATGACAGTGCCAGCAGATTCTTGAAGCCATGCCATTGATTCTACGCTTAGGTGCCTTCGGCGAGATTCGAACCCGCGCATACACGTGGCCGCAAGGAAGAGAGTTTAAGAACTCGTGGCCAGTGCGATCTACCGCTGATTTCTACGAAGGCATGGACAGGCGGTTTGAGCATCACCGCATCACGTAAACGCGGGATTGGCTTGCCTGCCACTGTTGGTGTATGCCCACTCTGACGTGGGTGGGCGGAGCGTGTCCGATATGCCGTTCGGACAGGACGGTTACGTAACCCAAGTGATTAGGGATCCAAGGTGGATATGAAAAGGGTTCAAACCAAGTCACCTCGGTTTGAACCCTCTAATCCACTGACAATTGTGCGTTGCACTTTCGATTTTGTCAAATCGAGTCGCGTCGCACGACCTGTCCATGCACGTCGGAAAGCCTGTACAACGGCTGCCCCTTCGCATTTTTACCGACCGGTTGGAACCTGCCGCGCTTGCGCCATGAGCGAATCGTGTTCGCGTTGCACTGGAATCCGCATTCGCGCAGGAGTTCGGCGCATTCCCCTGCCGTGAACGCTTTGCCGGATGCGATGCACTCCTTCAGGAAACCGAGCCGCACGTCCACCACGCGGTAAGTGCCGCCGCATACGGGGCATGTGACCTCGACCGCGTCGATGGGCGCCGACAGTTCGACACCGCACAATGGGTTCGGGCATCTGCCGATGCCCTGCCTGGAAGGCGGCACGTCGATGATGGACAAGGTCTTGCGCGCCAAGGATTCCCAGTCGTGCCAGATGATGTCGATGTCCGGAAGCCGGTTCAACCGTGGACATGCGGCGCAGACGCTCAAACATTCCAGCAGGGACGGGTGGATCCGGCCGTTCGCCCATGGCATCGCCGATGGCGCGTACAGTCTGCGCCACAATGCGACCGCCATGTCCCCGACCTCCTGCATGTGGTCGAGCACCGGCAATCGGATTGGCGTCGGTGCGGCTGGAAGGTTGACGCGTCCAGGCTGGCGGCCTCCGTAGTGCGCGGTCGAGTCCAGGAACTCATGCAGCGAATCCAACCATGATGGATATTCCCGCAGCCAGCCGCGCATCAGCCCATCGCATCTCGCGCACATGGTGTCGCCGACAGCGCATTCTCCGCCGCAGACGAGGCACACGCCGGCGAGCGCTGGCTTGTTTTGGTTGGTTTGTGTTGGTTGTGTCTGGTTTGGTGTTGGTTGGGATTCGTTGTTTTGTTCGTTCATTTGTTCGATTCCCTCCGGCGTGGTAGTCTTCTGGTGGTGTCAGGAGCCCGGCCGGAAGGTCGGGTTTCTTGTTATTCGTGGTGTTGTTGGATTATCGCTTTGATTTCCTCTTTGGGGACTTGTGGCATCAGTGGCGAGATCTCATCGAGGCTGTATCCGGCCTGATGCCATTTGATGATCATGTCCATGAGGGTTTTCTTCACTTTCATTTCGTTTCCCTTCGTATTTGCTGGATGATCGTCTCGTATGGTTTGCGGTGGAAGATGCGTATCCACCATTCGGGGCGGCGGCCCCATATGGTTTTGACTTCGGTGAGGGGAAGCCATGATACGTACCATTTTGAGCAATTTCCGCAGTACAGCACCTCGCCTTCCTCCTTCGGTCTGGGATGCTCATGGTCGAACGCTGGCGGCCTTGGCACCAAATAACTTCGATTGCTCATTTTGTGTCCTTGAGTGTGATGCGTTTCATTCCTTCGCCGCCTTCATTTCTTGGACTTCACCGTCGAAAAAATCGATGATGAGATTGCAGATGGCGACCGCCGACGTTTTGACCTGGGTTTTTTCCTCTTCGTTTTCGGCTTTGATGGCGAAAACGCCATCCTTACTGTTGAAATTGATTCTCATTTCGTGTCCTTCGTGGTTGGGCAGACGGTGAATGCGACGAGTCCGGTCTCGGCATGGAACACCTTGGCCGGCTCGCCAGTCCTCAGGGACATGGCCTGCGCGTAGTCGCCAGCATCGTCGATGTTCTCGAACGTTCTGATGCCTTCCGTGGTGACGACGTTGTAGCTCATCTTGCCGGCTCCTTGTCCGCGCCGCTCACATGGTCCCAGTCGCAGGACAGGCCGGCCTGCTTGTAGCCCGAGTAGACGACGCAGTCCACTTTCCTCGTGTTGGTCAGGGTGATGACGCATTCGCTGAATTCGTCGTCCATGTCGGAGCATTGCGAGTCGATTGACCTGACCGCATGCGCTGGCATCGAAGGCTCCGACGCGCTCCCGCATCCGGCGAGCGCCATGCATATGACGGTGATGGCGAGTGTGATGCGTGTTGTTTTTCTCATTTCGTTTCCTCCTGGTGTTTGCGCCATCCGCCGTTGGCGTATCGGTTCCATCCGCGGATCGCGGTTTTGATGCTGTCGTCCTGGGTGGTGATCCAGACGGCGTTCGGACATCCACGGCATTTGGCGATCCAGATGCAGCGCATCGTGGCTCCGATGATCCGGGCGTAGGGTTCGATGCCGGGTTTTCTCGTGCCGCAGTATGGGCATGGACTGGTCCTATGCCATTTCCTGGCATGCGATGTGGTGTGTTTCATGGTTTGCCTTCCGTGATGACGACGGCGCGGATGCCGTCCGAGATTTTGTTCGTGTGATGGCGTAGGTCGCAGTCGATGACGTGCAGGCCGACGCCCCGGTATTTCAGGACCGCGTGGACCGGACTCAACCGGATCAGATCCAACGGACCATCCAACGTGACGTCATGATGGGTGAGCGCGATGCATCGGCGGCCGATCAGGTCGGCGGGATTCCGGTACCGCCACGCCATATGCGTCTGGACCGTCATGGCCGGTCTCCGATCCAAGCGACCAGGACGGCCGCGCACAGGCGCATCATGGAGACCGCTGTCATCACAATGCTCCCTTCAGAAGCTTGCGGTAGCGGATGTAGTCGTTGATGTCGCGTCGGATACAGGCTCGTACCCTGTGCGTGCCACGATGTCCCTTGTACGGATCCTCGGGACAGTCGATGAACCTCAAATACCGGCGGAGCGTGGTCAGGTCGAACTTGCGGTAGGACAGCCACGCGTCGGGGTTGAGGTTGAGTCGGCGGAGGAAGTCGAGGTCGAAGTCCACGTTCGTTCCAGCCGGAATCAGCGTGAAGCGTTGCGACAGGGATTCGAGATACTCCTCCACGGCGTTCGCGACCGCTTCCACGCAGTCGTTCCTGTCGGAACCGTTTAGCAGTTCGAACAGGAGGCCGTTGTCCGTGTGCATGGAGAACGCCATCGGACTCATGTCCAACAGGTCGAGACAGTCCGGACGGATGATGCGATACAGCGAACCATACGAATGTTCGCCCAACACGTCCGTGCAGGCCATGCCGACCTCCAACGGCAGACTGCCATCCCTGTCCGTGCCGGTCGTTTCGAAATCGAGCCAGAGCAGCGCCTCCGGCTTCCCATTCCGGTCTTTGTCCTGTTTCCTCATGATTCTTCCTTCCAAGTGCTTTGCCATTCGATGATCTCGATTTGAGTAAGCCGTTGCGCCGTGCCGTCATCCAGCAGCCACCACCAGTCGCCGTTCCAGTCGCGTATCGGCACGCTGAGCGGACCACGCCAACTCGGGATGATGTAGCCGAACCGTTCCGCCTCGGCCGGATGCGCGTGCGTCCAACCATGACAGCCGGTCGTACCGGAACCGCACAGTTCGACGATGTTGCACGGCAGGTCACGCACGGTCGGATCGGCACGACGGCGCAACTGCCTGTGGTGGCCGCTCCTGCCCGGCCAGACGGTCGGGTCGTGCAGGTTGCGTCCGCAACGCATGCAATGCCAGCCCTGACGTTGCAAGGCGACGCGTTTCGATTCCTGGAATTGCCGGTCGCTCATCGTCGCTCCCTTCCGAGCTGGTCGAGCAGGTTGATGCAGGTCGAGCAGTCGCGTTTGATATCGCGGATGCGGTCAAGGTCCATATCGGCGAGCGCCGGGCCTTTGAGCGCGTCGAGTTCCAATCGGTCGGCGGCTTGGATGGCCGAAGTGAGGATGCCGGCCATGTGTGCGATGGTCATGGCGTTCATGCCGCCGCCTCCTGTTCGAACAGTTGTTCGGCTAATACGTCGCCGGGCACGTTCGCGAGCTGACGGCGCAGCATGTCCGGATCCACGCCCTGGTTGAGCAGGTCGGCGACCTTGCATGCGAGCTCCATGTACGTGTCCGTGCCCTCGCAGGCTATCGGGCCGAGTACGCGTTTGACCTCTTCACTGCCCCACGTGAACCGTCGGCGAGCGTTGGAATCCTTTGGCGTGGCGAATCCGCGTTCCTTGCCTTTGACGAGCCAGTTGCGGTATTTCGCGTTCCAGTCGGCCGAGCGGGCTGCCGAGTCGAGGGCCCTGTCACGGAATTTTTCGGCTTCGATGTCGCAGTCGATGCCGAGCCTGTCGGCGAGCGCCCGGTGTTCCTCAGAGGGTTTCCAGTCGATTGGGATGGGTGTTGGTTTCGCGCGCGGGTCTCTCTCTATAGTCTTTATTGTTTCTATAGATTTAGTAGTATTGTCTGCACGCTGTGTGCACCCCTGATTCATGCCAGATTCATGCCAGCTGCACCCCTGATTCATGCCTGTTTTCTGGAGTGCATTTCGTTCACCCCTGCTTTTCGGCTTGAATTCTTGGGGTGCATTTCGTTCACCCCTCTGCTTTGGCAGGTGCATGTCATACACCTTCGGACGACGGTTTGGCGCGATATCGTCGACGATGTGCTGGTTGCCGTATCTCAGAAAGCCCTTCTCACGCAAGGACCGGAGCTTGTTGTGAACGGTGCGTTCCGACATATGCAGCTGCGATGCGATGGTTTTCGCGCTCTTCGCAAAGCCCTTGCCGTCATCGCCGGTCCAGTCGGCCACCATCATCAGAAGACGAAGCTCATAAGGGTCAAGCCCGTACTCGTGATACAACAGTTTCCGAACATTCTCCATGCTCATGATTCATCCTTAGAAATCAGGTTCCGATTCCGGCTTGCCGAAATCACCGAACGATGACGACGAACCCGAAGCCGAACCCCACGGGTCGGACGGCGGCAACGAAGCGGTGGCTCCGCCCGTATAACCCGCCGGCATGGAAGCCGGATTCCCATACGCTCCAGCCGTACCCCTCTGCGCCTTGGACACCTGCGCCGTCGCATACCGCAAGGAAGGGCCGATCTCATCCACCTGCAATTCCATGGAAGAACGCTTCTGATGCTGCTCGTCCTCCCATGAATGCTGGGTCAGCCTTCCCTGGGCGATCACACGCATGCCCTTGGCGAGGGAACGGGCGCAATGCTCGGCCAGATCACCCCATACCGTGCAGCGGAGGAACAACGCGCCCCCATCGACCCACTGATTCGACTGCCGGTCGAACGTACGCGGAGTGGACGCAATCGTGAAACCAGCCACGCTCCGACCGTTCTTCGTCGACCTCAACTCAGGATCCGCGGTCAGATTGCCCACCACCGCGATGATCGTCTCACCAGCCATTAGAACCTACCTTTCACGGCGAGAGTCTTGATGATGCGGATGGTCTCGCCACCATCCCTGGTCTTCACCATGTGCGACAACTGAGCCTTCGCGCCCTGATGGAAAGCGTCACCAGGCATCACCTCCAACACCGGAGACGCCACCTCGGACACGAACCGGCCCACCAGTTCGTTGAAACGCACGCCCAACGATTCGAGGATCACCAGCTCCTTCCACGCCTCGCTCTCCATCGCCCGACGGCACGCGCCGGCCACCGCCCTGTCACCACTCGTCATCTTCTTCGTGTCGACGTCCTTGACCGGAGCGTTCGAACTGAAATGCCAATGCGGCAGAATCTCCCTCATCGATCACTCCCCTCAGTCGTCGTCCCTGGACGCGAACCGCACCACCAGCCACAACGCGGTGGCGAGATACACGCCCTCGACCAGCAGCGCGCCGGCCATGTTCCCCGAATCACGCCAGGTGAGCATGAGCGTCACGCTCACGATCAGACCGACCACGGCGGCCGCGAACTTCACACGACGCAGCGTGTAGTTCGGCCTTCCCTTTTCGGACCTGTCCTCGATGCGATAGCCGTTGTCGGTCATCTTGCGCCTCCGATTTTTTGAATGAATGTCCTTGCCTGGTCTTTTCCGATGCTCGCCAGCTCCTGGCTTCCGTCGACGTCGAGCTCCATGAGGCTGGCGCCCTTGCCCGTGACGCGAATCGCGTAGCCGGTCAAGCCGAACATGATCACCGTGTCCCTCGGCGGTACGGGTGGTGCCAGCAGCGTTTCCGCGTCGATTCTCCTAAGCGTCATCACAGCTCCTTGCGAATGTTGTTCATGCTTACTCCTCCAACGATTTGACGTATCGGTCCATTTCCTCGCGTCTGATGTGACGGCGGGAAGGCGTTCCTCGTTTGCTTGGCGGACGAAACGTGTCTATGTCGCCCTGGTTGACAGCCTGTCGGAGGCCGTCGTAGTCGATCCCGTACAGGCTCGCGGCCTGCGGGATGGTCCATGCGAGCCTGTCCTTCAACGGGATACGGCTCGCATCCTTGAGCTCGTTCTGCAAGACCATCACGCGCCTCCTTTGCGTGTGTGATGCCGGGCGGCGTTAGGAGAACCGCCCGACCCCCTCCTAAAATCGGTGTCATCCCGCATATGCGACGTGCGGGCCGAACAGTTAGGAGAAGCATCAATGTCGAATGCAGCCGAATACCTACTGCAGTTTTTTGAGGTCGAGCAGCAGCCCGACGGATTCCGGAAGGACGTGCTGCCCGCATACACGGCCATGTGCAGCACCGAAAGAACACTTGATACGCTGATCGCCCGTGGCGTGAAACGTCTCGACATGGCGAAATCACAGATGCCCGGTATTTGGAAAGCCTTGTGGGAATCATTCTCCGACGATGCCATGGACGGACATCGTCGGAACTTCAGCACGTTGGCCGGTTCGACCAATAGGTTGGATGCCGCGGCGGTTCTGGCTTTGCAGACCATCGCCGACAGGTGGGTAGAGCTGGATGTGCGGATGGAGGACAAGGACAGGGAGAACATCTCCGGCTTCCTTTCTGAAATCGAGCAGTGCCTGAAAGAGGATGTGAGCATGCCGGCGGCGTTGAAGTCGTATGTGCTTAATCTCACGACCGAGGTTCGCCGATGCGTCAACGATTGGGAGAGCTGCGGCTCGTTCGAGCTCAATGACGCCATGCAGCGTCTGCTTGGAGCCTTGTACATCGCCGAATCGCACGCCAAGGACCAATCCCGCTGGCAGAAGATCAAGGAGAAATACATGGGTGGGATGTTCGCTGATTTCATCGTTCAGATTCCCGCTCTTGCTCTCGCGGCGGTTCCGTACATAGCCCAGATCGGCGCATGAGCAGGTAGTTCCTGTTCAGTTCCCGCAGCATCACCCATCTAGTGCCAATCTGCAATCCGTTGAGCAGAAGGGAGCAGCCAAGAAGAATCTGGAATTGATTCAGAGATTTGAGTCCACAGGCAAACATCCAGATTCCGGATATCGCGCAGACGATGGACGCCACCACGCTAAGAGCGCTTGGCTTGGTTGCAACAATCATCACGCACCAGCCTTCGGATATTCGAGCTGGAGCGTCTCCTCGCCGAACCGGCGGGCGATCAGGGCAAGGCCCTTCCTCGTGACCTTCACCGTCGGCGGGAACGCGAACGGAGTCCCGTCCTTGTGCGTCCCATGCGACTTCGGCGGAACCATCATCAGATGCCCGGCGTTGATACGGCTCTGACGCGCGGACCAATGCTTGTTCTCACGGAAGATCCAGTCATGCCGGTCAAGCCATTCGAACAGTTCCGTCTGCCCGACAGTCCTACCCAGGTTGCTGAGCAGTTTCGCAGAATCACGAACGGAAAGCGCGTCGTCGATATCGACGAAGTTGTCCCACGCGGACGCCTTGGGCTGGAGTTCGTCGATGCGCGTCTGCTGTTCGGCGATCTGCTGGTTCTTTTGTTTGATGGTCTTCTGCGCGACGAGCACGGCCCTGGCCATGATGTCCTCATCCGAATCCGACTCGCCTGCGGGGATATAACCGCCGGTCCTGCGGATCTGCGGCAGCACCTCGTGAGTCACCCAACGTTGGAACTCCTTCGCCTCCGGCTTCCGCGAGCGCATGATGAGCTTGTACAGGCCAGGCTCGGAGACGATGTTGACCGCTTGATTGCTTCGATTTTCTGACCCTAAGTAATCCTTAGGGTCAATCTGAGCGACTTCATCTTTATCAAGAGCGGTAACCGCCATCGATGGATTGCTCATGCCGAGGATGTCGCAGACATCCTTGGCGACGAACCAAGGCTCCCCCGCCTCGTCGGTCAAGGTGCGCAATGTCGCTCCCTTGAAGTCGAACTTCCGGATTTCATTGTTCATTGGATTCTCCTTAGAATCGTTCTCATGTTTTCTTCCGTTGAAATTGGCGATTGGGCGACTTGGGCTTCGGCTGTCATCGCAGTCGTATCCGCTGTCGTGAGCGTGTGGTGGCCGCACCGCAACCGGCGGCAGGCCGGATGGTTCGCTACTGTTTATGACGATGTCGGTCAGGCCATGTTCATGCATGGATTGGAATCGTGGACGCCTCATAACGGCCGTGGTACCCCGGATAGGCTTTTCAGCGTTCTCAACGACGGGGACGGCGATGGATTCAACGTGTCGTTCACGGTTGATGGCGGAGAAGCCGCAATCGTTACCGTCCAGGACAACGGAACCAACCGCGCCACCGTGGAACCACCGAACGTTCATGTCGTCGCTCCCGGTGAAACGGTTCTGGTTGCGGTATGGGTGGATTCCGATGACGTGGCTCTCGTGATCCACTGGACGCTCCAGCCAACGCGTCTGGACAGGCGTGTGTACCTTCGCATCCGCGTACAGGGGAAGATCGACCGTCAGCCTTGGAAGCCACTGCCGGAGCCGGAGCATGATCGCGGCATGAATCTGACCTTGTATCGGCTGACGCATTTCCGCGAGACCCGACTTGCACATAGGCTTTCCCGATTGAAGCGGAACGCGATCTCGTTCCTGCGACGGAATCGATAACCGACAAAATCAGTTCGACCACTGCCACGATGTCGGTCACAGCAGTAATGGCCATCAGAATGATGCTCCTTACAATTCCTCCATGCCCGTAAGCCATTGGCCACCCGAAGAACAGGAAGCCGCATGCAACCGTGAAGAACGGCATCAGAAGCAATTCAGCCACTTCCCCGCCAGCGCAGAACAACACATCGAGCAGGATGCTCATGCCGATCAGGATGGAAATGACGACCAGTGAGCAGATGCATAGCCCGAAAGCCAGATTCGCAATCATGATTTTTCCTTCAGAGCCTGCGCGGACACGAGATTCACGAGGTTGAGCAGATCATGCGCATCGCAGTGGAAGCTCAACCCGTACGATGCGCCGAGCTGAATGGTCAGCAGGAATCTGCCATCACCGAACGCCGGGGTGACCTTGAATCGCGGGTGCCAATCCTCGGAACCGCCCAGCAGCATGTCCTGCGGATGATTGAACACCGGCGATTCTTCGCGGGCGACCAGCTCCTCGCGGACAACCTCCCTTATCGCGCCCAGCAATGCCGGTTGCCTCTTCTTGAACTCCTCAACTGAAACCGGAACAATGGTCTTGGTCGCCGGCCAAGTCTTAATATCGTTGCTCATTTCGGATTCTCCTTAGAATCGTTTTCATGTGTTATTCCGTGATGATTGGTGAAATATGAGTTGGGTTACCGGCATTGATTGGTCCTCGGTGGTACCGGCGAGCGTCGTAACGTCCACGGCGGTCACGCTGCTCTTGCGCTATTTCGACAGGAACCGGCCGAATCTTGTGCTTACACGGCGTGAAGTTGTGCTGCCGAAGCACCTGTCAGGTAATCGCGATCTGTATGGCGAGCCACTGACCTTGGAGAACATCGGCACAGCGCCAGCCATTGACGTCCGGTTCGTCGGCTCCGGCTGCGTTGTCGCAGTGGAACTCAAGCCCTCGCATGGCAATGACTTACGTCACTGGGAAAGTTCCGTGCCATCCATCGCCCCGGGCGAGTCCGTCGTATTGCAGATGCACCACTCCGATGCGGATTCGATCATCGTGGTCACGCATGACCGTTTCCCCTCGATTCCTTGGCTCCGCTGGTGGAAGAAGCGTCTCCGATGTCATGTGGGACGTGTCCCCGGTGAGAATCTGTGGCCGGCCAGTGGGTATAAGGCGATTCGGATTCCCCTTTGGCGGCAGCTGATTGGCCGGCTGGAACGGTACGAGCTTCGGAATCGCACTGACGAGATCGAGGAGCCACCGGAACCGTTGCATCCGACGCCGATGACCGGGCGATGATCCCGTTCAGAAACTCGACATCGGCATTGAGACGCTTTCTTTTTTCGATGTTCCGCTCCCAGAGTTCGATGGCGGCAACCGGATCCGAAACAGGATTCGAGCTTGCTCTGCATTCGCAGTCAAGCTTGAGGCCCAAGTCGTTCGCCTTGACGTGTGGCATGCGGCCGCACGTCGGGCACGGGTGAATCGGTGACGAGAGAATCGACGTGATTCTGGCCGCCCAGGCGCCCCACCGTTTCAGCATGAACTCCTGCGATACGCCTTCCTCTGCAGGACCATGCCCATTCGAGCAGGATACGGCGAAGTAATCCATCCTGTTGTTACCCGAATAAGCTGTTTTCGACACACGGATTTCCGGAATGCCGCCGCATAGCGGACAATCCAATGGCCTTTTCGAATCTTCGACCGGAATATTGATGTTCATTTCGGGTTCTCCTTTCGATTCATACGTCGGCGAGCGCCGACAGCTCACGGATTGCTTTTGAGAGGATTTCGCATGGATCCGCCCCACTCTCGTAGACGGCTGCGAGCCACATTCTCAATGGCATGTCCTTTTTCTTGTCCAAAAGTTTGGAGATTGTCAGACGATTGAATCCGCTTCGATCTGCAATGCTGGTCATTGTCGTCTTCGTGAGCAGGACGTTCGTTCTGGTCTTGTTGACAACGTCAGCCGCGAGCGCTTCGCAGTCAATCTCTTCTTTTGTCTCCATCGAGATTGCCTCCTTGATTTCACGTGCCATCGCTTGGTGATTTAAATGATGTCACGTGCCATCAGTTTTTGCAAACTCGGCGTGTCACGTGCCATCAAAGTTAGCAGGTGCTATCTTTTGAACATGGATAAGATACGCAGGACAAGCATCGATGAAGCTACTTCCTCAGCCATCGATGAGCTCCTCACCGACAGAGGATTCAGCAATCGAGAATTCGACCGTGCAACAGATGGCGCAATTACATACAGTCGAATCAGAGATATTCGTTCTGGCCTTCGAGGACCAATTAGACTTTCCGAATTTTTGATCATCTGCCAGACCTGCGAGGTGGACCCAGTCGCCACACTGCGCGAGATCATCGAAGCCGCCCGTGTCTACGAATCCCGCGAGCGCCTTCCCTCCCCTTCCCCTTCTTCCGTTCCGGCCTGCCCGAGATCGGACGCCGACGACGATGTGGCGGCGGCGATCCGCGACCACGAACGATACGGCCTCGCCGCCAACACCGACGGAAACCGCGACGTCGAGGCCGAGACCCCCGACTGGTGA